CCAATCTGCAGAATCTCAACCAAGTCAGTCTGACTCAGACGGTTATGGTAATGAGAATGCAGTGATCACTACACAGGGCAACAACTCATTTGGTCAGGAAGAGTATGATGAGACTGAAAGTATCACTCAAGAAGCATTCAATCAAGCACTAGAAACTCTTATCGATGACAATGCTAAAGAGAGGGTTTATCTAAGTCTTCCAAATGTAGATCTTGGTAAGGTTGTTGTTGGTCACAAAGAAGTTCAAGAAGATCTTAACATGCACTTTATCTTGGCAGAGCGTCCAGAACTAAGTGGTACTTATTCTAATCGCACTGAAAAAGAAGAAGCAGAGTACAAACAATATGTTGGTGAGCAGGTACAGAAAATGCGTAACGGTTACGAATCATACAAAAAGAATGCAGCAAAATCTGTTAATTATCTTGTAAAGCAGTTCGAGATGAAAAAGTCTGCTGATGATTACAAGCGTCAGTCTACTTCTCGCACTGGTGTTATCAATACCAACTCACTGTACAAGTACAAGTTGACTGATGACATCTTCAAGAAGATCACAGTTGTTCCTGATGGTAAGAACCATGGTCTTGTAATGCACATTGACTGGTCTGGTTCTATGTCCAATATCCTTTTGGATACATTGAAGCAAACTTACAATCTTGTTTGGTTCTGCAGAAAAGCAGGTATCCCATTCAGAGTTCTTGCATTCCAAGATTCATATCATTCAACTCGTGAAGAGAACCATGGCAAACAGGGTGACCTAAACATTCATGAGTCTTTCAAACTTCTTGAGTTCTTCAACTCAAAGCAGAACAAACAGTCTCTTGACAAGTCTATGTTCTTGGTCTGGTGTCAGGTATGGGCAATGGGTGGATACAATGTTCAGGCATCATGCAAGTATGGTCTTGGCGGTACTCCACTTGCTGAAGCAGTTCTTTGCACTCGTCAAATTGTTGACCAGATGAAGAGAGAAGAGAACATTCAAAAAGTAAATGTTGTTTGTCTTACTGATGGTGAAGCAAATCCGATGGCATTCAATGAGTGGTATGAACCAGGTTCTGAGTACTACGAACCATACATGAAGAGATCTTCTCTTTGTCATCAAATGGGTAAGGTATTTTTCCTTCGTGACCCTAAGACTGGTTTCACTAAGAAGATCAGCAACAGTCCTTACACTACAACTAAGGAGATCGTAGGTTTCCACAGAGAGATTACTGATTACAACTGGATTGGTATTCGTATCTGCAGTAAGAGTGAACTCGGTCGTGCAGTTCGTAACAACGTAGACACTGTACCTGCTGACATGGACAAGAAGTGGAAGAAGGAAAAGTTCTTCTCTATCTCAAAGCAAGCAGGATTCTCTGAGTCTTTCTACATCCCTGATAGAAATCTTGGTGCTGAATCTGAAGATCTTGCGGTTTCCCAAAAAGGTGAAGTTGCTACCAAGGCAGAACTACAACGTGCATTCAAAAAGCACATGGGTTCTAAGATGGGTAACAAGACTATCTTAAACAAATTTATCGAGCAAATAGCATGAAGATTGAACTTAACGAACAGGATGGAAAACTTCTCCTTGATGCATTATGTTTTTATGATATGCACAAAGATGGATACTTCAATCCTGATGAGAATGATTCATTCTCTTACCTCCATGGGACACTTAGCAAAGTGGCACACACACCTTGCACACAGCAGTAGTACCTGCTATAATAAGTACATAACAAACAAACAATCCTTTTAATACAATGACTTTCGCTCCAAACCCAGTTACTACTGAACAACTCGTTGACTATCTTACCAATAAGGTAGGTACTGATGTTGGTTGTTCTGATATTCGTTCTGCTGCGAAGGTCCTCAAAGTTGGATATGAGACTGCTTGCAGGAGACTCAAAGAATACAAGACAGGTATCGGCAAATGGAATCTTACTACTCAACAGATCGAAAAAATTTACGAATCACCTGCTGCACAACCTGCAGTAGAACCAACCTACATCCCTGATAAAGATGCTTCCTATGTCCAGTTTGGTACTTACACACCGATTAAAAAGATTATCAAGTCTAAACTTTTTTATCCTGCATTCATTACAGGTCTTTCTGGCAACGGTAAAACAATGTCCGTTGAGCAAGTTTGTGCAGACCTTGGTCGCGAATTGATTCGTGTAAACATTACTATTGAGACTGATGAAGACGATCTTATTGGCGGTTTCCGTCTTGTTGATGGGTCAACTGTTTGGCATAACGGACCTGTCATCGAAGCACTCGAAAGGGGTGCAGTCCTGCTACTCGACGAGATTGACCTTGCTAGTAACAAGATCCTCTGCCTACAATCCGTTCTTGAAGGGAAGGGTGTGTATCTGAAGAAGATCGGTAAGTATGTTCGTCCTGCTAAAGGATTCACAGTTATCGCTACTGCTAACACAAAAGGTAAGGGCAGTGATGATGGTAGGTTCGTCGGTACTAATGTATTGAATGAAGCATTCCTTGAGCGTTTCCCTATCACTATCGAGCAAGAGTATCCTTCTTCTGCTATCGAGACTAAGATTCTTGTTGCTAATGGATGTGACAAAAACTTTACTGAGAACCTTGTCAAGTGGGCAGGTGTTATCCGTAAGACATTCTATGATGGTGGTGTTGATGAAGTTATCACTACTCGTAGACTTGTGCATATCGCTAAGGCATACTCCATCTTCGGTGATCGCCTTCAAGCAGTTACTCATTGTGTGAACCGTTTCGACAATGACACTAAGCAATCTTTCCTAGACCTTTATACAAAGGTTGACGCAGGAGAAGAAACAGAGTATAATGAAGAGGACTAAATCCTCTTCTATATTATGAAGTATCAAGAAGATACGACACTTGAAGAACTTAGATCATACATCAGTTCGACGTATGGTCAACATTACTCTTCAGGTAATGACAGTATTCAGACTCTCGATTTGATTCAAGCATGTGGGGACGCTGAGGCATTCTGTCGTAGTAATATTCTTAAGTACGCTTCACGGTATGACAAAAAGGGATCTGCAAAAATGGATCTCTTGAAGGTCATGCACTACGCTGTACTCCTTTACCATTTTAATCAAAAAGACAAAGAAATCGAAACCTATCCTCAATGACAGTAATCACTCCCCAAACAATTGAAGTCCTTAAAAACTTTTGTGCGATCAACAAATCAATCGTTATCAAACCAGGTAATACGATTTCTACTCTGAGCATTAACAAGAACATTCTTGCTATTGCTGAAGTTCAAGAACAGTTTGAATCTGAGATCAGCATTTATGATTTGGGTCTTTTTGTTAACGGTCTCTCTCTTTTCGATCAACCAAAGATTGACACCAATAGCAAAAGTTTTGTAGTCGTTAGTGATGAAGTTGGTCGCTCTAAGACACGGTTCTTCTATGCTGATCCTGAAATCATTACTCAGGCACCTGAGGAAGAGATCAAACTTCCTGACATGGATGTTCACTTTCACCTAGATTCTGAAACCCATAAGCAACTCAATAAGGCAGCAGCAATCTATCAACTCCCAGACCTTTGTTTGTTTGGTGATGGTGAGGAGATGAATCTCTGTGTTACTGACAAGAAGAACGAAACTTCTAATAACTTCTCAGTTAAGGTTGGAAACACAGATCAAACATTCTGTTATTGCTTCCGAGTTGAGAACTTGAAACTTCTTGCAGGTGCATATGATGTATCTGTCAGTAGTAAAAACGTTGCCAAATTCCAAGGAACTGGCATCAAGTACTATATCGCACTTGAACCTAATGAATGATGATTTTCTCTGGGTTGAGAAATACCGTCCTAAAATTATTGACGAGTGTATTCTACCCCAGAATGTGAAAGACACCTTCACTAACTTTCTAGAGCAGGGGGAGATTCCTAATCTTCTTCTCTCTGGGACAGCAGGTGTAGGTAAGACAACTATTGCGAAAGCACTTTGTAATGAACTAGGAGCAGACTCTTATGTCATCAATGGATCTGATGAAGGTCGATTCTTGGACACTGTACGCAATCAGGCAAAATCCTTTGCTGCTACTGTGTCTCTTACTTCTTCTAGTAAGCACAAGATTCTTATCATTGATGAAGCAGACAATACGACACCCGACGTACAACTACTCCTTAGGGCATCGATCGAAGAGTTTCAAAAGAACTGTCGTTTTATCTTTACCTGTAACTTCAAGAACAAGATAATCGAACCCCTGCATAGTCGAACAACTGTTATCGACTTCAATGCTCGTGGTAAGATCAAACAAGAACTTGCTGCATCATTCTTTGAAAGATGTCGTGACATTCTTACTTCTGAGAAGGTTTCATTCTCCGACAAAGTTGTTGCTGAGGTTGTACAAAAATACTACCCAGACTTCCGACGTACTCTCAATGAACTTCAAAGGTATGCTTCATCAGGAAGTATTGACACTGGTATCCTAGCACTCCTAGGTGATGCCAAGATCGATACTCTTGTTGGTGCTATGAAAACAAAGAAGTTCAATGATGTAAAGAAATGGGTACAACAGAATCTAGATTCAGATCCTGCTGCTATCCTAAGACAGATCTACGATAATCTATCATCTATTATGGATGGTCCTAGCACTGCAGCAGCAGTTCTAATTATTGCAGACTATCAATACAAATCTGCATTCGTAGCAGATCAAGAAATTAATCTGTTAGCATGTCTAACTCAACTTATGATGGAGTGTAATTTTAACTAATGGGACCAGGAGAAATGCTCGCTATACGCGACCTAATCGCATCATGCCCACCAGTGTATACTCTACCTGGTACTTGGACTAAGTGTAATGCAATCATCCCACATTACAATGCAGATCCAAACATTACTCTTGCTATCAGTGTAGGAGTTATCGTAGCACTTTTTACCTTCTATGGTGTCTACCGAGGATTTTTTGCAAACGAAGGACTAGACGACCCATTTGACGATCATGACGACTAAACGAGACAAAGTACGGCATCAAGTGAAAAGTAGATTCTACTATCTGTTCTGGGGCACTGCTACTGTTGCAGTTGTTGCAGGACAAGTTTATGTTGGAGCAGGTTACAGAATGTATTCAAGGAGTTTGAATAGGTTATTCAATTCTATTGATGCTGTTGTTATTCCTCAACCAAAACCTAGAGGATACTATGCACCTTTAGTTCCACCACCTCCTACTGGAGATGAAAACTACATTGAATGGTTGTAATGACTGTAGCAACATCTTTAAAAACTCCTCTTAGATATCCTGGTGGTAAGTCTCGTGCTATTAAAAAGATGGCACCATACTTTCCTAATCTAAGTGAGTATACAGAGTATCGCGAACCATTCTTGGGTGGCGGTTCTGTTGCATTGTACGTTACACAACAATACCCTAACATTAGTATTTGGGTGAATGACTTGTATGAACCATTATATACGTTTTGGAAACAGTTACAAATCTCTGGAGACAAACTAACTAATGAACTCAAACAACTCAAATCAAGATTCCCCGACCCAGGATCAGCACGAGGAATGTTCATCGAAGCACGAGAATACCTCAACCGAGGACTCTCTGACAGTGAACCCTTTTATCGTGCCATTAGTTTTTATGTTGTTAACAAGTGCTCTTTTTCTGGTCTCTCTGAGTCCTCATCCTTTTCTTCCCAGGCGTCCGACCAAAACTTTTCAATGCGAGGAATCGAAAAACTCCCTTTCTATTCCCAACTCATCAGAAACTGGCATATCACTAATTTGTCGTATGAGAAATTGATGACGGATGATGATACTGTATTCTTGTATCTGGATCCTCCATACTCTATCAAAGATAACCTGTATGGTAAGAAGGGTAGAATGCATAGTGGATTCTCTCATGAAACATTCCATAAAACTTGTGACAGTTATAAGGTAGATCAAATGATTTCTTACAACTCAGACAATCTAATCAAAGAACGTTTCCAAGGTTGGAAAGCACAAGAATACGATCACACATACACAATGCGATCTGTAGGAGACTACATGAAGGATCAAGAAAAAAGAAAAGAACTAATCCTATTAAATTATTAAAATGAACAAAGCACCATACAATCGAAGATCTATACACAAAGATGTTTCACACCTACCTTTAGACCAGATTCAATATGCTATCACCCCTCCACTCTTGGAAGAGGAAATAGTTCATTGCCGAAGGTCTGATGAGAAGAACCTTACCAACTACGCAGGAAAAGTATGCGAAGATTTGGTAAGGTCTTACTGTGCAGAGAACAGATGGAATGTAGCAGAACCTGAGATTGATATGGGAATTGACTTGCTTATCAATAGAAATGATAGGTGGGACAAAGTTCAAGTTAAGAAAGTTGTTTTCTGGGAAACTGACTATGGATTGATGACACAGAAGTTTCAGTTTCAATCAGGTGGTATATCAAAGGATGTAAGATTGCGTCATCGTCAATCAAGTCCTGATGACTTTGATTCATTCATTCATGTATTGGCAACTCCATATCGCCAACTTATATTTGAGACTCCCGTAGATCAAATCCCTTTGAAAAAGGATGGTACTTTTATACAATCGAGAGGGACAGTTATTACTCAGAATTATAAGAAAGCACCGAAGGGGTATGTTGATTGGGGGAAAAATATGGTAAGATGTTTATATCATCCTAAATTGTTCCTAACCTTTCCTGACTTCTGGAATACAAAAGATAGAAATCTTTCAACTTTATTATCATGAAATACGATGACAGATATCCTCTAAAGGATTATCTAAACTCCATCAATCTTAACAAAAAGAACTTGATGGACGATGAAGATCCCACATGGGAAAAGAAGTACCCTGCATTCATTATTAATAAATGTATGTCTCATCATATGGATACAGTTCTATATGCTAACGAGATGAATATGTATCCAAACTTACCTAATCGTATGCAGTATGATTTTTTTATACATATAGTGAGACCCCGTAAGAGATTCTCTCCTTGGGGTAAGAAGGAAAAGGTGAATGATCTTGAACTTGTCAAGGAATACTATGGTTATAGTAATGAGAAGGCAAAACAAGCATTGCGTATCCTATCTCCTAATCATCTAGACTACATTAAAGAAAAACTGAACAAAGGGGGTAAGAAAAGATGAGTGAAGGTAATGAAGTCCAATGGACTAAAGAGAATATGATTGAAGTGAACCTCAAGGAACCTGATGATTTCTTGAAAGTTCGCGAAACACTTACCCGTATTGGAGTTGCCTCCCGTAAGGAAAAGAAACTGTATCAGTCCTGCCACATTCTACATAAGAAAGGACAATACTACATTGTACATTTTAAAGAACTATTTGCGTTAGACGGAAAGAAAGCAAACCTATCAGACAACGACGTACAAAGACGAAACAGAATCATCAAACTATTATCTGATTGGGGTCTAGTTGAGATTGTAAAGGAAGACAGCATTAAAGGTGTAGCACCACTAAGTCAAATCAAAGTTATTGCATACAAAGAAAAGGGGGACTGGACACTAGAGTCTAAATACAATATTGGAAAGAAACGCACTACAGAATGAGCGACTTTAATTATCATGTCCAGTGGTTTAAAAGTCCTGGATACCTACTAGCAGAGGTTCCCCCTGCAGTAGTTGAAGAATTACAGCATAGCATCAACACACTAGAGAAGACCCCTGAGACGGACGCTAGAGACTCTCTGAGGGGTCATATAGAAGAAGAATGGACTTTACCCCTATCCAAGGAGATTAGTGCATTCACTCGTTGCCTTTCATATGAATACATCAAGCAGTTTGGTTTCCAACCTGCTATGGGTGTAGCAGAGACAATGAGAGAAATCAATGAGTGTGACTTTGAACTAAAAAGACTCTGGGTAAACTTCCAGAATAAATACGACTTCAACCCTCTGCACATACACAGTGGGTTGTTTTCGTTTGTGATCTGGGTGCAAGTTCCATATGACTTAGAAGAAGAAAGAAAAAGATATAAGACAAACGGAAATGAGACAGCATCATTCATGTTCCAGTACAACACAGCACTAGGTGGACTGGATACAGAGTACTTACACATAGACAAATCATTTGAATGGAAGATAGCATTCTTCCCTGCACGCCTCAATCACGGTGTTAATCCATTTTATACTACAGATGATCACCGTATCTCAATAAGTGGAAATCTTTATGTTATAGATAATAATACAATAGAATAATTATCATGGCAGATGCAGTTAAAAAAGAAGACCCTAAGAAGGGTATCTTAGGTAAAATTAAAGAAGCAGCAGAGGATAAGGAGGAGCAACTTGCTATCCTTTCTACCTTTGTGCGACTTGGAATCTTGATTTGGTCTGGTGGAATTTTAACATTAGCGTATGTTGATCTACCACCTGCATTGAAAATTCCTAAACAGGATATGGATCCAACTTTCATAGCTTCGGTCTTCACAGGAGTCGTAGCTACCTTCGGTGTCCAAGCGGGAGGTAAGAAAAAGAACGGTGAAAATGGTGGTGGTGCAAACATATCTAAAAAAGATATGGAGTTTCTTATCGCTAAGGCATCCGAGACTGCTCCTGCCCAAACTATAAGGATCGAACAAGGTCCTGTAAAAATTGTCCCTTCTGATACTAAGTAATCATCATGCAAAAAATCATTAACGTCCTTGCCATTGCATCATTCGCTGTTTCTATTTCTGCTGTTGGTGGTGCTGTGTATGTGTATACACAGAAAGATGCCATCATCGAAGATCTAAAGGAGAAAGCGTTAGGTTCTTTAGGTGCAGGAATCTCTTCAGCACTTCCTAATGTAGTCGAAGGTATCATACCTGAGACAACAGGATCTGCCATCCCAGATGTTAAATTGCCCTCAATGCCATGAATGTTAAATGGATCTCAATAGGTGTAGTCGGTAGTTTATTTGCTGCTTCTCATATTGGTATGATTGGTATGCTTGCAACTAGAAACGAGTCTAAAATACCACAGTTAAACCTGCCTGCAGGACCTTATACTTCTTACGTTGCTACTGCAGACGAATCTGGATATAAGATTAGTTACAAAGCAAATGATCCTAAGACGATGTACATCACTAAGGACATTGTAAAACCTTCTGGGTTTCTCGGATTCGGGAGAACCAAGACACAAGTTGTTGAAGAGTACGTCATGGACGGATCAACCAATCAAGGTGGACCTGTATCCAATGCTCGCTCATGGCAAGATGGTAGTGCAGGAGGCAAAGCAGGAATCTCAAAAAAGTCTGTCGCGTGTATCGAGGCGGTCGGTGGTGGCAAACAAACGGGACGTCTTGTCGGGACTAGCGTAGGTGCTGCTGTTGCTCCTGCTGTCACTGGAATCCCATTTGTTGGTTGGTTAGCAGCAGGTTGGATTGCTATGTTCGGTGGAGAACAAGGTTCAGAGATAGGTGGTAATATGGTTAATGATCTCAATGATGCATGTGAGGTAGACGATGGAGATACCAACAATAAGGATTGATCAAGGTCAAATCCAAACTATCAATGTCAGAAACAATTACATAAGTGATATACCGAAATGGTTAACATCGGATCCCCCTCAGGCGATTCCGATATATCCTCCTGTCACTCAACAGATTGGTGTACCTATCATCAACATTCCTGGATGTGTTGAGGCACATGAACGTAGTGATAAGAATGATAATATTGTAGGTGACGATCCTAAGGGTGCGAGGATATTTTGTGATGCAGGTTTACCTTCATTCAATCCTATTGATTACTCACCAGAACAGTTACAGTATGAAATGCAGGCACCAGTTCCACCTGTAGCACCACCTCCAGATGATGTAGAAACTGATACTGATATACCTCCAGTCAAACCTCCACCTACTGAGTGCCCTGGACCTAATCAACCTAGAGTTGGTGACCTAACAGCAAGTGGAGATGAAAGAGTTATTGGTCACGAACTAAGTGAAGATGGTAAAATCTGTGTAGTATTATATGAAGATACAACTGCAGTCGAAAAATTTCTACCAACTGCAAATCAAGTCAGCACTACTGCATCGATTGCTGTAGTAGCTACCGCTGCTGCTGCAGCAACACCATTATTATTGAGAGTTGTCAAACCTATAGTCAAACAAATTATTAAAAAGATTCAGAAGTTACTAGGTAAAGAACCTCGTCAACCTACTAGAATTGAAGTTAAGGCAAACGCGATTCGTCAAAAGAGAGGGTTACCTCCTTTAAAAGTGAAGCGTCCGAAGAAACCTCGTTAGGTGTAATCTTATGAACGTGGGGTGTAATAGTATTAACACCTTGTACTACCACGTCAGCACACAGTGAAAAATAAGGTGACTTTGGATGGAAGGATATACCATCTTTCATTAATGAACCGCAATTTTTTAATCTCGCGATCTCAAAATCCAAGCGTTTATTAGCATTCATCTGATTCATCAATGCGATGTTTGATGCTGCTGCTTCTTTACATAGTTTCTGGAGTTTCTTATCCATGGGGTTAGACCATGTAGCAGACACACCTATACTTAAATTATAATTATCTTTCTGTCCTGTTCTTGTCGGAACAAAATATAAAATCTCTCCTGGATTATCTGGCACTCCGTTATCATCTGCGTCTAACATATTGTAGACTGGAGAATCCCAGTATTGTTCGTTTGGTTTTTGTGCTGATGCACTACCTGTAACGTATGGCGTGACATTCATAGTCGGTCCTTGACATTGGATGCCATTACCATAAGTGTTAGTTATATACGGTCCTTGTAAAACCTGAATAGCTTGATTGGTAACTGAGCCCGAACTATTTGCAACGGGAGCAGCAGTTGCACTGTCTCCCCCTACAGTTTCCGCAACCGCAGGTATCGCATTTGTTAGTTGTGTTAGACATAGAATTACTGGGAGAAAATACTTGTTGTGTCGGTTACGCTTGTAACCTCGGTAGTCCTCTGGATTACCGTGTGATTTGAAAGACCTGGGGATTGATAGGTCTCTGTGAACTGAAACGCTGCCCCTGGTGTTGTCTGTGTGAACGTTGGTTTCGTTCCTATTCCTGTCCATGTCGAAGTCACTCCTTCAATAATTACATTTGATTTCTCAGTGGTAGGGGATAGATTACCACTTGCAGATACGCCTGATCCTGTTACCGAAAATTGATACCCAGTGTTGTAGTCCATCGAATTGATAGTTTCTACTACTTTTGATGTCGTTTCCGTGTGAGACGTCATCGAGCCTTGTTGAAAATTTGGCACCACGGGGACCGCAATCGCAGGTGCAGCACTTGTCAAAGCAATAACCGCACCTAGGACATATGTCTTTCTTGTTATTATATATGAAAGGTTCACCATAGTCGTCTTTCTCCATTAAAGTCTAGTCAAAGACAGAGATTTCACTAACAAATTGACCAGTAGTTGTAGTACCTGCTAAACCGCCACCTGTAAGAGTAACAGCATGTGCGTTGGTAACAGTACCAACAGCAGCACTACCTGCAGTACCACCAGAGTAGTGGACTTGATTACCGAACAATGCTTCATCAGTACCTGATCCTGCAGCATCACCTGCTGTGAATGACTGACTGAAATTGAATGATCCTGATCCAGTTTGTGTTGCTGAAATTTCTCCAACACTTGCAACACCTGTAGTTGCACTATAGGAGTTAATACCAATACCACCTGAAACTGCACTACCACCTGATGGTGTGTGTGATGTAGTTACATTCGTACCAGAGATAGAAAAAGCATTACCAACTCTAGTGTATGAATTGTAACCTGCTTCTACCGTATGTTGTAAACTAGACTGATGTTTACTAACTATTCCACCTGCATGAGCAGCACTTCCTGCCATGAGTAACATAACGAGAGGTAAAATTTTCTTCATTTTTCCTCATATGAGTTCTACCACTATATAGGTTAGGTATTTCCTACAAAAGGGTTCGGTCTGTACACTACCAGTCAGGGACTAGAATGTAGTTAAATATAACTGTGATGCTTCGGGTCACACATTCACACTCGCTTAATAAGGAGCACAATGACAAACTTACAAAAATGGTCCTCGAAGGACGTTAATGCAATTTTTGATGCAGCAAACCGCTACAGTGTAGGACTAGATGATTTGTTCTACAGACTGCATTCATACGGAGCAGGATCTCCAGGTGGAGCATACCCTCCATACAATATCGTCAAAGAATCAAATGTTAAATGGCGTATTGAACTAGCACTAGCAGGATGGAAGAAAGAAGATATTGAAGTTACTACTGAATCTAACATTATGATTGTCAAATCAAAATGCCAAGAAGAAGCACCAGATCAAGAACAATATCTACACAAAGGTGTGGCAGGTAGATCTTTCACACGAGGATTTAACTTATCCGACGATGTAGAGATCGGTGAAGTTGAATTTAATAATGGATTGTTAACAATCGAGTTGAAGAAAGTTATTCCAGATCACCAAAAACTTAAAGTGTATGAGATTCAATAATCCTCATAGGGTGAATTGAGTCTATCTTGATGTTCAGCATTTTGTAAACAATACGCATGGACATCCATCTCCATCATATAATGAGCATGAGTATGAACTACTTGAATCATTCCAAGAGTGCCACATAACACAACGTTGAATATAGTGACAGGGTGAAAAAGAAACTTCATCAGGAGATCTTTAAAGATACACTATATACTATGGAACTAAACAGAGACCCTTCGCAGGTCTCTTTTTTTAATGAATATCTATTTGAATTTAAAACCAAATAATTACGATGGAGAATCGGATCTCCTAACATTAGACTTGCCAAAGGATCATTTAGATGATATAATGCGTTATGTGAGACCCATTGCTGATAACACTAAGCAAGCAGATCACCAGGTCCTAAAGGATCTGATCAAAGAGTGTATGTTAACTATTTCACAAAGGAACTATGAGCGTAAGAATCGTAAGAACAAAAGGCGGTGAAGATGTCATCTCTGACCTGTTCGAGGTAACTACTAAAGAGGACCCTGAGAAAGCAGTAGCATTTCAACTACGTTATCCTTATAATGTTTGGTTGGAGAATCGTGAGGAACCTGAGTTGCTTACGGAAGTTGAGGGTGAAGAACGTCTCAACAAAAACTCAAATCCCAATATTCGTTTTGAACCTTGGGCACCCCTATCAAAGGATAGAAGTATTATGTTGAAACTTGATGAAGTTGTCAGCGCATACGAAACCTATCCTGAGGTAGAGGAAAAATACAACAAAATCGTGGAGGCAGAAAGTGGAAGAGGAAATGCTGCAACAGGAGTTACGTTTGATCCTCCTGAAGGATCGTCCCCAGTATCTCTTGGGCAAAATAACTGAACTAGATGAAGAACCTAGCATCTTAATTGAAAAATGCTTTGAGGTCGTTGGTGATGAGGATATCACACCCTTCCCCAAGTACACAGATCAACGAGATTTGTTCTTGACATCTGATCAAATCTTTACTATACTGGAACCGAGTTCCAAACTTGTAGAGATCTACAACAATACATGAGTTCATTCTATACAAACATTCAACTTGCAGGAGACACGATCCTTTATCGGGGATATGAGAACGGTGAACCCGTTCAATTTCGTACACAGTTTTCTCCTACATTGTATGTTCTATCTAAGAATGCAACCGAAGAATACAAGACCCTTGATGGTCGCCCTGTAGCACCTATGCAGTTTCAGACTGCAAGGGAAGCAAGGGAATTTATCAAGACCTATGATGGGGTCGAAAGTTTTGAGGTGCATGGTTATGAAAGATTCGTATATCAGTATATCCGTCGTGAGTTTCCTGACGGTGTAGACTACGATATCAAAAAAATCAAAATGTTTGCATTGGACATTGAGGTTCAATGTGACAATGGTTTCCCCTCAGTAGAGGAAGCAGCAGAAGAAATGCTATCAATCACCATCAAAGACATGGTGACAAAACAGTATTACACTTGGGCGATGCGTGAGTTTGATCCCCCTGAAGGAGTCAAGGCAAAGTTTTTCTGGACAGAAAATGAAATGCTTACTGACTTTATTACTTGGTGGGCACAGAACACTCCTGACATCTTGACAGGATGGAACGTCAATCTTTATGACGTCCCATACATTGCTCGTCGTGTAAATAGAGTATTAGGTTCAAAGTGGACAAAATCATTGTCACCTTGGAATCGTGCAAACGAAAGGGAAGTTTATGTCCAAGGACGGAAGAACTATGCTTATGACCTTAGTGGGATCAACATTCTTGACTATCTTGATCTTTATCGTAAGTTTACTTATAGTAACCAGGAGTCATATCGACTCGACCATATCGCTTTCGTTGAGTTAGGACAACGTAAGGTCGATCATAGTGAGTATGAAAACTTCAAAGACTTCTATACAAAAGATTGGCAGAAGTTTATGGAGTACAACATCCAAGACGTTGAGTTGATCGACAGACTGGAAGATAAGATGAAGTTGCTTGAACTAGCAATCACTATGTCATATGATGCCAAGGCAAACTTTGAGGATGTATATTCTCAGGTTCGCATGTGGGATACTATCATCTATAACTATCTTACAGATCGAAAGGTTGTGGTACCACCTCGAAAAGGTGCAGCAAAGAAAAACGAAAAGTATGCAGGTGCTTATGTTAAGGAACCGATTGCAGGATGCTATGATTGGGTGGTCAGTTTTGACCTCAACAGTCTGTATCCTCACCTTATTATGCAGTATAATATTTCCCCAGAGACCCTCGTCGAACAACGTCATCCAAAAGTTACAGTTGATCGAATCCTTAAGGAGGAACTAACTTTTGAGAAAGACTATTGTGTCTGTGCCAACGGTGCTCAATACCGTAAAGACATCCATGGGTTCTTACCCGAAATCATGCAGAAGATCTATGATGAACGTACCATTTACAAGAAAAGGATGCTACAAGCAAAGCAGCATCTTGAACATGCCAAGACACCTGCAGAGACCTTGGCACTACAAAAAGATATATCAAAGTTCAACAACATCCAAATGGCAAGAAAGATCCAACTCAACTCTGCCTATGGTGCCATTGGAAACCAATACTTCAGATACTACAATCTGGCAAATGCTGAGGCGATTACTCTCTCTGGGCAAGTAAGTATTCGATGGATTGAAAACAAAATGAACGAGTACCTCAACAAGGTACTTAAAACTGATGGAGATGATTATGTTATTGCTTCTGATACTGATTCTATCTACCTTAATCTTGGTCCTCTGGTCCAAGGTGTATTCAAGGGCGGAGAAACGGATGTTAAGAGGGTCGTTACTTTCCTTAACAAGGTGTGTGAGGTGGAATTTGAAAAATATATTTCGGATTCTTACCAAACGCTCGCCACATATGTCAACGCTTACGAGCAGAAAATGATTATGAAGCGTGAGAACATTGCTGAAAAGGGTCTATGGACTGCTAAGAAGCGATACATTCTCAACGTATGGGACAGTGAGGGTGTTCGTTATGAAGCACCCAAACTTAAGATCATGGGTCTAGAGGCAGTTAAGTCTTCTACTCCTATGGCATGTCGTGAGGCGATTCGTAAATGCTTTACCATTATCATGAATGAAGGTGAAGCAGAAGCACAGAAGTTTATCAAAGACTTCAAGACTGAGTTCTGTTCATTGCCAGTTGAAGACATCTCATTCCCAAGGGGATGCAACGGAATAAATAAGTGGGCGAACCCGACCACTATCTACAGCAAAGGCACACCTATTCATGTTCGTGGTGCTTTGTTGTACAACTTTTACAACAAGAAAAACAAATTGACTCACAAGTATCCTCTGATACAAGATGGTGAAAAGGTCAAGTTTGTGTACATGAAGACTCCAAACAAGATCAATGAAAACGTGATCAGTTACCTAAACACTTTCCCCAAAGAGTTTGGTCTTAACAATCATGTGGACTATGATCTGCAGTTCTCTAAGTCTTTCCTCGAACCTGTAAAGGTTATCTTGGACACTATCGGGTGGAAACATGAAAAAGTAGCATCATTGGAGTTTTTATTTGCATGACAACTAAATATGTGGTATCATATCAAAAAGCATTTGGTATCCCAGATAAGAGAGAGCAATCTTTCAAGGAAGAATCAGAAGCAAAATGGTTTGAGCGTGCCATGAAACGTTCTAATTTTATTACAACTATGACGGAGGTCAAAGAGTGAACTCATTTCTAAAGGATGTATCAAGTGAAATTGATAATGATTATGCCAGTCTTGTCTCCGATGGAGTTTCAGCAGGAGATACTAGTAATTTCATTGACACTGGTAGTTATATCTTTAATGCTCTCGTTAGCGGAAGCATCTATGGGGGTGTACCAGGGAATAAGATCACTGCTATTGCGGGTGAGTCTTCCACTGGCAAAACTTTCTTTTGCCTTGGCATTGTTCAACATTTTCTTGAGTCTAACCCAGATGCAGGAGTGATCTACTTTGAGTCTGAGTCTGCTATTTCTAAGCAGATGATTGAAGACAGGGGTATTGATTCTACTCGTATGATGATTGTACCTGTAACTACAGTACAAGAGTTTCGACATCAATCAATCAAGATCATTGACAAGTATATGGGACTTGATGATAAGAAACCTATGATGTTTGTTCTTGATTCTCTTGGTATGTTATCTACTTCTAAAGAAGTAACTGACAGTGAGGAAGGTAAAGAAACTCGTGACATGACAAGAGCACAAGTTGTTAAGTCTATCTTCCGAGTTTTGACTCTTAAGTTGGGTAAAGCAAATGTTCCTATGTTAGTTACTAACCATACCTATGATGTTGTAGGTGCTTACATTCCTACTAAAGAAATGGGTGGTGGAAGTGGACTTAAGTACGCATCTTCAAGTATCATCTTTCTCTCTAAGAAAAAAGAAAAGGATGGTAAAGAAGTAGTTGGTAATATTATCAAATGTAAGAATGCTAAATCACGTTTAACTAAGGAGAACTCGCAAGTTGAAACACGTCTTTATTACGACCGTGGACTGGACAGGTATTACGGACTACTGGAGTTGGGTGAGAAGTATGGAGTCTTCCAACGGAAGGGGAATCGCGTTGTTGTTGGGGAATCTTCCGTTTATCCTTCTGCTATTCTTGCCAATCCTGAGAAATATTTCACCGAAGAAATAATGAGTAAACTAGATGAAGCAGCAGCAAAAGAGTTTAGGTATGGCAACTAATTTAAAAGACTATGTTAGAACGTATGATCAATTGGTTGACGCTGATCTTTGTCAGAGGATACTTGAAGCGTTTGGAAAATCCAACGGTGAGTATATTGATCGAGAGCAGCGACCTTCCTTCACGGAACTGAATCTAACAAATAGACTCAGAGCAAAAGATCCTTTATGGTCTGATATTCATGTCAAACTAGAGGATGCTTTCGTTGATGCTACACAAATTTATATGGAAGAACTGGATTTAGGTCCAGACTTTCCATCAAAGTATTGCTTTGAAGAATTACGATTAAAATATTATCAAAACAATGGACATGACCAGTTCAAGAACCATGTCGATGTACAAGACTACAACAGCGCACGTCGTTTCCTTGTTTGTTTCTTGTATCTAAACAGTGTCGGGATGGGAGGTCAAACACATTTTCCAAAGTTGGACTGTACAATCGAACCAAAGTGTGGTAGGATACTATTGTTCCCATCTACTTGGCAGTACAGACATGCGGGTCTACCCCCTGAGTCCAACAACAAGTACATCGTTGGCACCTATTTGCACTATCTCTAATGTCCCTCGAACTCACGATTCTTAGTAATCTCGTCTATAATGAGAAGTATGCTCGCAAGGTCCTTCCATTCCTGAAGGTAGACTACTTCACTGAGAAGACTCTCAAGGTTATCTTTCTGGAGATCCATGAGTACATCAGTCAGTATGATGGTTTACCATCTCTCAATGCCATTAGTATTGAGTGTCAAGAAAGGAATGACCTTAGTGACGAGCAATATAAAACTGTTCTGGAGACTTTAAATGTCCTTTCCGATGATCCCACAGACTACGATTGGATCGTTGATACTACGGAAAAGTGGTGTCAAGAGCGTGCGATCTACCTATCTCTTATGGAGAGTGTCAAGATTGCTGACGGTCAAGATCCCAAGAAAGATAAGGGTGCCATTCCCCAAATTCTCTCAGAAGCATTAGGAGTTTCCTTTAATCAAAGCGTTGGACATGATTACATGGACAATGCATTCGATCGTTTTGATTACTACCATCGGAAGGAAGATAAGATTCCTTTTGACTTAGAGTTCTTTAATAAGATCACTAAAGGTGGATTGGTAAACAAATCTTTGAATGTTGCACTTGCAGGCACAGGTGTCGGTAAGTCTTTGTTTATGTGTCATGTCGCAGCAAGTATGCTATTGCAAGGTAAGAATGTTTTATACATCACTTGTGAGATGGCAGAAGAAAAGATTGCAGAAAGGATTGATGCTAATCTTATGAACGTCAACATCCAGAAACTTTCTGAGTTACCTCGTATGATGTTTGAAAAGAAGATTCAGCAGTTAGGAAAGAAGACTCAAGGCAAGTTAATCATTAAAGAATATCCAACTGCTTCGGCACATGTTGGTCACTTTAAATCTTTGATTGCTGACCTTGCTCTAAAAAGAAGTATTAAACCTGATATTATATTTGTAGACTACCTCAACATTTGTGCCTCTCAAAGGTACAAAGGATCTATTGTTAACTCTTATACCTATGTTAAAGCGATTGCTGAAGAACTCAGGGGACTTGCTGTTGAAACTAATGTCCCCATTGTCTCTGCGACACAAACGACTCGCTCTGGTTTTGGGAGTACTGATGTTGATCTCACTGATACGAGTGAGTCCTTTGGTCTTCCTGCCACTGCTGATCTTATGTTCGCTCTTATCTCGACTGAGGAACTTGAGGGAATGAATCAGATCATGGTCAAGCAGTTAAAGAATAGATACAATGATCCGACTATGAACAAAAGGTTCTGTGTCGGTATTGACAGAGCGAAGATGCGACTCTATGATGTTGAAGATTCTGCTCAGACTGATATCGTTGACTCTGGTCAAGAAGATCTAGAAAAGAATCTAGTCAAACGTTTCACTTCATCCAAACCTTTCGATGCCCTCTCCTATGATTGACTTTTTAAAATATGCACAGTTCGTTAATGCTGTGACTTCAAAAGAAAGTAAGTGTGGAGACGCATTTACAGAACGAATTGCAGACTTGCACTATCAAGACTTTCCTACAGAAAGGATGTTGACTGCTGCACTAGGACTATCTGCTGAGGCAGGTGAGTTTACTGAAGTAGTAAAGAAGATTATCTTCCAAGGCAAACCTGTCAATGAAGATAACCTGTTCCATATGAAGCGTGAACTCGGTGACATCATGTGGTATTTTATGCAAGCATGTATGGCACTAGATGTATCTCCTGAGGAGGTCATCGAAATGAATGTGGACAAACTAAAAGCACGTTACCCAGGTGGCGAGTTTGATGTTCACTTCTCTGAAAACCGTAAACAAGGTGACGTATGATTGGTAAACTAGACCCAGATGAAAGGGTTCTGTCTGATACAGAACCTATGCAACTTACTCCTGATCTAATTAATCAGATTAATGAGAAGATGGCACACACAAAGAAGGATGGTTCCTTCAACTGGTTGCCTACTGATGACTATGAAATTCAAATCGCAGGTACGTTTGCTGCTGATAGATTTATTGTTATCAAGAACGTATCTAAGAATCCTTGGGTACCTTCCGAACCTCACCCCAACTATGACTATGAAAAAAAGGAGTTTAAAAAATGATGCTATTTGCAATTAACCCAGTAGACGCATGGAACAATATTTCATGGGCAGATGCAGTTCCATTTTGCATCGTTCTTTTTGCGTTGTACTGGACTAAGAAATGGATTGATCTTAAGTTTGCAAAGAAGCAATCAAAGATTGTATACAAAGTTAAGATCGTAGACGAACCGTGAGAGTTGACAGGTACTATGATCCCTATGAGGATCTCGAACGCAAGTGTCTAGAAGAACTAGACTATATCGCCAAGTCACTTGGTGGTACTATGTGTCAAAAGACAAAGTGTAACAGCACAGGTAGACAGAGTAGGATCATTGAGATAGAATACCATGTGGAGGATACTAAAGGTTGAAACAGTTATGGCGAATCTGGGCAAAAGCACTTGGTGACAAGGCAGGTACTTCCGACAAAGAAGCAGATACCGTTGCCCTCATTCGCACATTCATCTTCGTTCAACTTATAGTCACCAACTGTTTCATCGTTGCAGGTAACATTAGACACTGGAACGATCATTACTCACCCCCTAATTATGAACATATTCGTGACTGACCGTGATCCCAAGATCTCGGCACAATCATTGCCTGATAAGCACGTCGTGAAGATGCCTCTAGAAACATGTCAAATGCTTTCTATTGTATTCTCACACTGGTACTTTGACTGGGGTGATGATCTAGTAAAGAAGATTGATGGCACACCATATGCCACACAAAAAGGTGCATTCCGTAATCATCCATGTACACAGTGGGCAGGACAGTCACTAGAAAACTGTGCATGGTTGATTCAACATGGTTGTGCATTGTCCACAGAATACACTCATCGCTATGGTAAACAGCACGGTTGTGCTGAGGCATTATGGGAAGCAAAGAAAACATTTCATAGGTTCAGTGAGAATGTGATTGTCATCTGGAAACAAGTAGAATCTTTTACTCGTGCAATGCCAGAGCAATGGAAGTATGATGATACAATAGATACGATCACTGCATACAGACTGTATGTTTCCAGTAAACCATGGGCACCAACTAACTATCTTCGTGACCCATCTCGTAAACCTCTCTGGATGAACTACCTCACCTCATAAATATCAGGGGACGAGAATGATTTGGAGATCTAAAGAGTAATGGCATTCCTATCGGGTGGCGAACAAACAACTATCAACTCTACTATTACAGAGTTATTTCCTGCACTAGCATTCAATACAGGAAAGAAGTTTAGTAACGCTGATGATTTAGAAGAGTACATTGATAACTTAGATCTAAGATCAATAAAAGCAAAAAAGACATTTGTAAACAATAATAATATTGATGCAGCAGCAGGTTATATTAATAAATTAGATCAGATTAGACCTGCAATGAAAAAAACAAAACTGGATAATGCTGTAGGTATTCTGAATTACTTGTATAAGTATCACAAGTCAAGACCAATCCAACAGGTTGTCTGGGGATATAGAGAAAAACCAAGAGGGGTTCCATCTAATCACGCAGGTGATATTTTTTTAGTTCATAAAAATCAAAAGGTTACACCTAAGATTGTAGGTATTAGTTTAAAAGCAGGAACAAAAAAGTCCAAAGAACCTAAACTAAACTCCTATGTGGGAACAACTTTAAGAAAGGATGCATGGAAGAGGGCATACCCTAGAGCAATAGATCAGTTAAAAGATAAGTTGTGGACAGAAGTATACTCCAAGGTCCCAAGATTACCTGTAAAAGGTAAAGACAAAGTTGATAAGAATAACTGGTTGACATTGACTGCAACTAGACAGAAACCAAATCCAATTCTAGTAGAAAAAGTTCTTGATCTATTTGAATCAAATCCAAAACAGTTTGATGAACTCTACATTAAGATGAATAAGGTCTGTAGAGAACATTTGGTTGGGATGATCAATGGTAATCTAAATGCAACTAAAGCATGGATTAAAGAAGAGTTTAGATTACAAGAACAAGATGTTGAAGTACCTATGATCTTAGTAAAGGCAATTGGGAATAAAGCAGACTCATCTTCTACAGATCCTTTAAGAGATATTCTACCTAAGGTAACCAAAGTCAAAGCATACCTCAAGTCTGGTTCTGTACAAGAATGGTTTATTGATGTTATGGCAAATGGTAGTGAGAAATTAACTCTATCGATGACTATTAGAAGTGACTCAGAATATAGAAAGTCAAAACAGAAGGGTAAACTAGGAGCGTACATGATGCTCAAGTTACTTTATAGAAGTTAAGACAGTTCAACAACTGGCACACACCCCCTACACAAGGCACTTGACTGTGCTATAATAAGGGTACCGAAAGACACCTATGCCAAACAAACACCTAGAGCATCCAGAAGACATGATCATGTATGGTCGTCGTGCTGCTCTGAGGACAGTCAATGCTCTGTTACACGAGGATCTACCTCTTGGTGTGAAGTGGGATGGTGCTCCTGCTATTGTATTTGGGACTAACCCTGACAATGGTAAGTTCTTTGTTGGTACAAAGTCTGTATTCAACAAGATTAAGGTCAAGATTGCTTATTCATACGAGGACATTGATGCGTACTACAAGGGGGAAGTGGCGAACATTCTTCGTCTATGCTATCGTCACCTTCCTAGGATTGGTGGTATTGTCCAAGGTGACTATATTGGGGTATCTGGGGGTCGTACCTATACTCCTAACACTCTTGAGTATCGGTTTGCTACCAAAACTGGTGGTCATATTGTGTTTGCCCCTCACACTGGTTATGATGTTGTTTCTCCAACTGCCACTCCTCGTTTTGGTGTTAATGTTTTTGGTGAGTCTGATTGCTTTATGCTAGGACACAATGAAGCAAGTGCTGTTTGTGAAGGAAAGGTTAAGTTCGACTGGTTCAAATTCATGAAGAATCTAGTCAGGGCAAAGGTTCCTGCTGATAAGAAGACTCGTGACGCGATGTTCAAGCACATCAATCTATGGATTCGATTTGAGATGGTGCCACCTTCCGCAGAAATGTATAATGCCTTACCTGATAAATATAAGCAAGAAGTGAATATCTACACCTTTAGAGTGTGGGATCAAATCTTCCAACTGAAACAGTCACTCATGAGCAATATACGAGTCAGTGGTACAGTCACTCCTTATTTGAATGACCAACCAACTGCTCACGAAGGTTTCGTTACACAAAACGAAGTACCTGTGAAACTTGTAGACCGAATGACCTTTAGTAAAGCAAACTTTACCCTTAAAAAAAATTGGACGAATGAAAAAGTTTAGTGCTTTCCTATCTGAAGCAGAGAGATCGTTCGCTGCAAAAGCAGCAGAGAAACTAAACCTCCAACATATTGGTTACGGACGGTATGCCGATCAAAATGGCAACGTAACCCATATGTCGAAGGATGGTAAACTAGTAAAAATTACAAAAGACAATGACGCAGGACCCCAACAATCAGCAGGAGGAGAAGAAACTGCAGATGGCGAGGGTGCGGTCGATCAAGGTGCAATATCTATTACATTTGGAAGATTTAATCCACCTACTATTGGACATGAGAAACTTCTAGACAAAGTAGCAAGAGAGGCAAAAAGTAGTGGAGGAGAGTATAGAATATACCCCTCAAGGTCGGAGGATCCTAAGAAGAACCCCCTCGATGCGGGGACTAAAATCAAGTATATGCGCCAAGCGTACCCTGATCATTCTAACGCGATTATTGATAATGCTGACATGCGTACTATTTTTGATGTTCTCAGTGGACTCGATGCTGACGGGTATAGTTCAGTTAATATTGTGGTGGGTGGTGATAGGGTCAGTGAATTCAACTCACTAGCAAACAAGTATAATGGTGACCTTTATACCTTTGATGAAATTAAAGTATCATCAGCAGGTGATCGTGATCCTGATGGTGAAGGTGTGTCAGGTATGTCAGCATCTAAACTTAGAGCAGCAGCAGTACAGGGTGACTTCGATTCATTTAAGTCAGGTATACCAAAGGGTATCAAAGATAAGGATCTTCAGTCACTTTACGGAACGTTAAGAACTGCAATGAAGGTTGAAGAAGACCAAGATTTTGGCGATTGTTCTTATAATATATTTGAGTACGCACCTAAGATGGACTCTCAAGGATTGAGAGAAGCATACTTCTCAGGTGAATTATTCAAAGAGGGCACATTCGTTGAAAACCTTAACACAGGGATCGTTTCTAAGATTGTTAGTAGGGGTAGCAATTACGTCATCTCTATTGATGAGCATGATCATCTATTTCGTACTTGGTTGATGAATCTGATGGAACGAAATGACATTAAGTTCTTTAATTTCAAACCTGCGGGTGAGATGGGAACTGATAAACTCGCTAACTATATGCGAAAACTTACCCCTGGTGAGTTTATTAACAAGATAAATAAAAAGGATAAGGTTACCAAATAAGATGAATTTTAAAGAACTACCTGATATGTCTGCTGCCTATCAACAGGTGCAGGAGAAAGCAAAGAAACTCGATCCAGTCGGGAAAGAGGATGGTGACATCAATAATGATGGCAAAAAAGATAAAACAGATTCTTATCTTGCTAACCGCAGAAAAACTATTGCAAATAAACTCAAGAACGAACATCATCAGAAAGATGAAGATGGTAACGTCATTGAGCACGAAGAAACTACACCCAGTTCTGTAGAAGAAGCAGTCTATGGTGGTGCTAAGAAAGCAACTCCTGAGTCTGGTACTGGTAAGTATTATAAAGAAGGCAAACCTACTGCTATGCAGAAGGAAAAACGTGCCAGGATGGATAAGATCAAGGCATTGACCAATGCAGGTAAGCATAAGGAAGCAAGTGCACTCTACAAGAAAGAAGAAGTAGAGGAAGTGGAAGAAGGTAGTGCATACGGTATCTACAAAGGTGACGGTAAGGATAAGATCCGAGCACCAAGAATGCAGAAAGGTGCCATGGCATATGATGGTCCTAACAAGGCAGCATCCGAAGCAAAGGATCGCATTCTTGCTAAGACTAAGGCAAAGATGAAGAAAGAAGAAAATGAAGTAGAAGAAGGTTACAAACCACTTCCTAAAGAGAAGATGGCACGACAGGCAAATAACGCATATGGTAAAGAGCAAAGAGCAGCAATTGCTGGTGACGAGAAAGAAACCAATAAGCAGATGCAACGCAGGATTGCTATCAAGGATCCTTCGGGACGCAAGGCAGCATTAAAGAAAGAAGCATTTGCTTTCTCTGAAGAAGAACTATTTGATCTGTATGAAAACTTTGAAGAGTTTGATAGTGTAACTGATGAAGAACTCGTAGACTTCATGCTTGAGTCTATCTGTGAACTAGCAGAGGACGATCAGGATCTTCTGGAAATCTGTGAAGCACTTGAGGAAGTTGAGGTTCTATCTGAAGAGAAGTATAAGCAACTTGAACTCAAGTTAAAACCTTCCAAGATGGATCGAGTAAAGAGTGCTGCAAAGAAAGCAGGCGGTATGCTCAAGAAAGGTGTTAAGGCAGCAGGTAAGTCTGTCGCTAAGAATACAGGTAAAGCAGTTGGTGAATTCCAAGCAGCACGCATCAAAGCAAAGCGTGCATCGATGGAAAAAACTCCTGCTAAGTCGTCTTCATCTGACAATGATGGTACTGGTGGTAAGTTAGATAAACTTATCTCTAGTGTCAGAGGTAAGAAGTCTGACACTGGTAGCAGCAGCAGTTCTTCAGATAGCAGCAGCAGTTCTTCAGGTGGTAGTTCATCTGGTAGCAGCAGCAGTGGTGAAACTAGAAGGGCAGCAGGTGGTGCACTCAGGTCTGTAGGTAGACTCCTTAAGAAGGGTCTTAAGAAAGCAGTTGGTAAAACTTCTAGATTAGTATCTAAAGGTAGTGACAAACTTGCTAAGAGACTTGGTGAAGACTATGAAACTATCTCTCATCTATATGAGTCAGGTCTGTTCCAACTCTTTGAGATCGAAAATGTTATTGCAGAGAACTATCGTGCAATGAGAAATCCTGAGAAGTATGAGAGGGACCAAGAGAAGAGTGACAAGAGAAGTGCTAAACAGAAGAGAATGGCAGATCCTAAGAGAGGAATTAACTCTCCTGCATTCAAAGAGTTCATGCGTCAGCAAGGTATGTGATCTATGTTAAGTTTCAAAGAACTTGCGGAAAAGAAATCTAAGATCCTCGTCAATCCTAAGAAAAAGGATATGATGGAGGTCAAGGGTATGAATCATGGTGAGGACTGTGATTGTAAAAAATGTGAGGCAAAACGTAAAGGGGAGGAAGTAAACGACGGTCCTGATATCAGTACTGAAGAAGTAAACCCCCTAAATAAAACACCTACACAAACAACCGACGCTTATGACAGTCAAGAAGAAGTTTCAGAAGAAAGCAATCAAGAAGAGCGCGATCCAGAAACTTCACTTATACGATTCAGTGAATTTAATGAGGCGACTAGATTAAAGAAGGAGAAAGGTTACGACAAGGGCGGTACTAAAAAACCTGTCCCAGGAGCAAAACCTTCTGCCATGGACGTAGTAAAAGCACAGATTGCCAAACAATATGGTAAGGGTGCAATCATCGGTCAAGGTGGCAGCAAACAAGAGAAAAAAGTAAAGGGTGCTAAGTCTACTGCAGGTACTGGTAAGTACCAGAAAGCAGCAGATCAGAAAAAGCAAACAGCATCTGATGCAAAGAAGAGAGGTTTCAAGGACGTCAAGTCTTACACTAACACCATGGCACGCTATGGTGGTAAGGACAACTACGATAAAGGTAGGGGACTCGGATCTTGAAGGTTGACTTAACCAATAACTGCCCTCAGGGGCAGTATTATTGTTTTGATGATAAAAAGTGTAAACCCATGCCTAAAGGTATGACTGTAGGAGGAGATGGTATGTTACGCAAAGAAGAACTAACACATCTTAAACAAGATAGAGAGCACAAAGAACGTGACGCTCGTATGAAATATGGTAAATCATACAAAGAGGTTCTAAAAAATATGAAAGACAAGAAAGATAACTTATATTCTGTCACTAGAAAGAAGGGTGTAAGATTCTACGATAAGAAGGGTTCGGGGTATATGAAGGACGGTAAGAAGACCTACGATTAGAAGCCTATATATTGTAGTTTCTAAAAATTAAATCATGTTAGGTTTTCTATTACCCCTCGCTTATAAAGTAGTTGATTCAGCAGTCGCTAAGATTCCTGATGATGCAGAACTTGGCGAAAAACTTATCGACATCTGTTTACTCATCATTGGCAAGGCAGTTAAACTGACTAAAACTGATGCAGACGACAAACTTTTTGAAAAAGTAAAAGAGTCTCTAGTCACTAGAGGTTGATAAACACCTAAATAAAGAATAGGAAAGATCTTTACTGGAGTACCATGGCAATCTACGGAATACTTGACGCCAAGGCAATGGGCACCAACGTTGGAGTTACCAACGCTGATGCTACTGTCACAACTTCGGGAGACTTTACAGACGCCTCCGACAATTTGGTTGAAGTAGGTGATGTATTGGAACTCGGTGGCGTTGCATATATCGTCAAACAAAGAACTAGTGCAACTGCATTAGAATTACACACTACATACGCAGGAAGCACTGCAACAATTACTGCAGCAAACGCAGTACGAAGAACACCTCCTCGTGCAGTAGCAGAATTTGTTATCAAAGGTGGCGACACTAACTCTTATGAGTTGGTCTTCGTTGACACTACTGAAGCAGCACTTGCAGAAAATAAATCAAGAGGAATCACTGGACCAGGATGGTGGCAGTATCGTACCTTCACCGATCACAATGGTAACACCAGACATAAGTCTGAGTGTCTAGCAGTTATTCATTCTGCAGCAGGAGCATCTGGTGACGACACAGACGATACAGTTGTAGCAGACGCAGCATCCGCAGTTACTATCAGTTCTCAACCTGCAAACTCTACTTCCTCCTCTGGAGCAGGTACATTCGCAGTCAGCACCAGTACAACTGGAACACCTGGAACTCTTACATACAAATGGCAGAGACAGACAGCAAATGCAACTACTCGTTGGGTTGACATTGTTGGTGGAGCAGGTGGACTTGACACTGGTATCACATACGCAGACTTCACAACTGCAACACTTGCATACTCAGCATTGGGTGGAGACACTCTTGATGGTTACAAGTACAGAGTGAAGATCAACTCAGCAGGTGGTACAGAAGAGATTATCTCAAACGGTGCAGCAACACTAACCTTCAGCAGTTAATAACTAAATGAAATTTGACGAATTGAATGAGTCTAACTACATTCTTTTCGCCATCAAACATTATGAAAATCCCCACTGTGTTACACGAGAGGATTTTGATGAAGATATAAAACGTTTCAAATACTTGAAACGGTTATTGAAAAGATACTTGAGAGGGGGTCCACTAAGGATCCCTTTGATCTTGAATCACCTCATCATACTTTATAATGTATTTGGCGAAGCAGCAACACCCCTGCTCTTTTTTAAATTTGAAAGGGAATATTGGTGTTTGCTCAAGACTCTACTTCTTTATTTGAATAAATATCCTATAGGGATGATGCCAAATCTTGACGTAGATCCTACACTTAAAGCAGAATTGGACAAGATCTAATGAACGAAGAAATGATGACAGCAGGTACAGGAGGTTTCAGTGGCAGTGCTGCTGCGACAGGTCCGAATGCGGGTTATGATCCAGTTCTAAATTTTAAGAAAAAGGTACAGAAAAGAAAAAAATTAAAAGTAAAAGAATCTAAAGAAAATCCAACACAACCATCTAGACTATTTCAATACAAAGTAAACGTTCCTGGGATCGGTGATACTATTATCTACGCTAATAGTCCTGCTGAACTCAAGATGAAACTTAGATTAACAGTGATGCCTCAGTATAGAGGAGACATTAGTATAGAAAGAATCCTTCCTGCTAACGCTGCGAAGTTTTTTATGGATAAGCGGATGAAGCATATGAAAAATGTTGCTGAGAATGCAGACCCTGCAATGAAACAACAACAAACACAGATGAAGATTGCTATAGAAAAGAAGAAAGTGATGCTGAAGAAACAAGAATTGGCAAAACAACTTCAGATGAAGACCGCACAACTTAAGAAACAAGCAAGGGCAGGAGCAGAACAAGACGCCACGAGGTAATGTCAGACATTAATACAGCAATACTAGAGAGACTCGAAAGGGTAGTTGATTCTTTACAGGAAAATTCTGTAAAGATGGGACAACTTCTTGCGGTTCATAATGAGAAGTTAGAAAATCAAGATCAGATTGACCGTGTTTTATTTGAAAAGATAGACAGATTATCTACAGATCTTAACAGAGAAACAACAGAGATCAAAAAGGGGTGCGAACGTGACATCAGAAAAATCGATGAGCGTCTTAGACTCATGGAAAAGAAAATGTGGTCTATTTTTGGTGCTCTGTCTATTATATCTTTCTTGGTTAGTCCAATCGGACAAAAATTCATCGGACAACCATCAGGGTTGACAAACACATCAAACAGTAGTATTATAGAAAAGCAATAGAACTTTCCTAAGTGATAGATTATCACTATGCCAATCTTGTATCGGCACGCTTAGACAAATTTAAAAAGGTAAAGGACGGTACATACAACTTCCGTTGTCCTTATTGCGGTGACTCACAGAAGCATCTCAACAAGGCACGAGGGTACTTCTTTACTAAAAATTCAGGACTTGTTTATAAATGCCACAACTGTGGTGTAGGCAGGTCCTTTGGTAATTTTTTGAAGGATCAAGCGAACGATCTCTACGACGAATATGTCATGGAGAGGTACAAGAGTGGACTTACAGGAAAGGGTAGAAACGTTGCTTCCCCTAAGTTTGAAATTAAAAAACCTAAGTTCAAGAAAAAGGGAAACCTAGAGTCTGTTGCCGATCTAAATAATGAGCACCCCGCAAAAGGATATCTAAAAGGTCGTGGTATTCCAGAGAAGTTCTTCTCTGATTTATACTATGTGGACTCCTTTTGTACATGGGTCAATACCCAAAAACCTACTTTCACAGATGTCAATAAAGATCACCCCAGAGTTATCATACCTTTCATTGACACGCAGGGAGAATGGTTTGGGTTTCAAGGACGATCGTTAAATCCTTCAGATAAACTACGTTACATAACGGTCATGCTTGATGATAATAGAACCAAAGTTTATGGTTTAGATCGAGTAGATTTTAATAAAACTGTTTACATCACAGAAGGACCGTTAGATAGTCTGTTTATCGACAATGCTATTGCAATGGCAGGAGCAGACATCGACTGGTCTCTATTGAAAGATAGAGAAGCAGTGTTCGTCTTTGACAATGAACAAAGAAATCCAGAGATTATCAAACGCATGTCAAGTGCTATTGATAGGGGATACGAAATTGTTATCTTCCCATCACATTTGGTTGAAAAAGACCTTAATGATATGGCAAGTAGTGGACATGACGTTCAATCTCTGGTAGAATTCAATACTTACAGTGGACTAGAAGCACACGTTAAACTCAGTGAATGGAAAAAGGTATGACACCACCAACAGAAACTAATGTAATCAAAAGAGATGGTGCTAAGACACCTCTTGATCTTGATAAGATTCATAAAATGGTCGAACTCGCTTGCGAAGGTCTCGCAGGTGTATCCGAGTCGGCAGTTGAGATGAATTCCTCACTTCAAATCTTTGATGGCATTAAGACTTCTGACATCCAAGAGATTCTTATTCGTTCTGCGAATGATCTGATCTCTTTAGACGCACCAAACTATCAATATGTGGCAGCAAGACTGCTACTGTTTAGTCTTAGAAAACAAGTATACGGTGAGCATCCAGACCGTCGCCCTAATCTATATCAGCATGTGAAAAAATGCATTGATCAGGGTGTATACGATGCAGGTATCTTGAGCAAGTATACAGAAGAAGAGTTCAATGTTCTAGATGGTTATCTAGATCATGATCGTGATTACTTGTTCACATATGCAGGTATGCGTCAGGTCTCTGATAAATACCTTGTACAATGTCGTAGTACTGGAGAGGTGTATGAAACACCCCAGTTCATGTACATCATGGTTGCTGCGACTCTCTTCCAAGATGATGATAAGTTCTATCGATTGGAGTACGTTAAAAAATACTATGACGCAATCTCAAAACACAAACTCAACATCCCAACGCCAATCATGGCAGGGGTCAGAACACCTATTAGACAATTTGCTAGTTGTGTTCTTGTTGATGTTGATGACACCCTCGATTCTATCTTTAGCAGTGACATGGCGATTGGTAAATATGTTGCACAACGTGCGGGTATCGGCATCAACGCAGGCCGAATCCGTGGCATCAACAGTAAAATCCGAGGCGGAGAAGTTCAACACACAGGTGTTGTACCATTCCTTAAAAAGTTTGAATCGACTGTCCGGTGTTGTACACAAAATGGAATACGAGGTGGCTCAGCGACTGTCCACTTCCCAATCTGGCACCAAGAAATCGAAGATATAATTGTCCTTAAGAACAACAAGGGTACAGAGGACAATCGCGTAAGGAAACTTGACTACTCCATCCAGATTTCAAAACTTTTCTATGAGCGTTTCATCCGAGATGGAGAAATTAGCTTATTCTCACCGCATGACGTACCAGGTTTGTATGATGCTTTTGGTACTGATTCATTTGACGCTCGCTATGTGGACTATGAATCAGATCAGTCTATTCCAAGAAAGACTATCGGTGCTCAGAAACTGATTCTTGATCTGCTGAAAGAGCGTGCAGAGACTGGACGTGTTTATATTATGAACATCGATCACTGTAACTCTCATTCATCCTTCAAAGACAAGGTTGAGATGTCCAACTTGTGTCAAGAGATTACTCTCCCGACATATCCTCTGAATCATATTGATGATGAGTATGGTGAGATTGCACTTTGTATTCTTTCCGCTATCAATGTTGGTAAAGTCAAGTCTGATGAAGAACTAGAAAACCTTTGTGATCTTTCTGTACGCGGACTAG